GCATACAAAACAATACATAGTATAATATATTTCAAATAAATGTCATAATTAATTAACATATCTTGTATAAATTGTGGTGCTCTTTCATAAATAGTTTCCAATATGATTGTATGAAATATTAAAATAACTACAATAACTATTATTAATATTTTTTTAATAATTTCCATATTAAAATAATAATATGGAAATTGATTATTATAGTTTATCATATATTTATTTTGCTGTATAGGCTGCATAGGCTGCATAGGTTGCATCTGTTGTATGGGTTGCATCTGTTGTATGGGTTGCATAGGCTGCATAGACTGCATAGACTGCATAGGCTGCATCTGTTGTATGGGTTGCATAGACTGTGCATTTTTTTTTGACATGTTCAATTCCTCTTGAAATTCATTTAATACATCTTGTACCATAGGATCATTTAAATCACCTATATCATCATTCATCTGTTGTGTCTTTAATGGTAGGTTATTTATTGGTGTAGACATAGACATTACTTTAATCTAATGTTATATTATATTTTGATAATCAATCATATTACGCAATCATGTAAAAAATCTGGAAAATATACCATAATCTATAATCTTATTTTCTGGATTATCATTAATACTATATGATTTATATATCTTATCATTTCTATTACATTTTACAGAATATGGCTTATATTTATAACAAGTATCTTCTATTTGAAATACTTTATTTTTCATTTCTTTCACATCTGGTGCAAAATATATAACACAATTGTCTTTGCAAACTCTTCTGAATACAATTGCTAATGCTAAGCCAAATAAAGCACTGACAACAATTTGCCCTTCTTTTTCATAAAATAATCTGTGAATAGCTATTGTTAAAGCAGATTGTTCTTCTATAGCCATTATCAGTTGTACTTTATCTAATTTAATGAAATTTAAAAATTATGCAATTGGTTGAGTTATAGCATCAGATGAGCATTTTACTTCTTCAACATTATATTTATAACATATATCTTCATCATTTTGATATAATACTTTATTTGCATTATATGGTGTAGGATATTTGATTATAAGTCTAGGTTTAGGTGATGAAATATATACATAAAAAATACCAAGAGCAAATGCAATAAAAAAACTAAACCAATTCATTCTAAATACCTTTTCCTCTTTCATAAAGTGTTTGTTCTACTATAATTGTTTTTTTTTATTAGTTTTCTTTAATTTTGGGTCATTTATGCATCTTCCTGTCTGTGGATTTAATATTTTACCTTCTGGACATATTTTTTCTGCTTTTACAGGTTTATCAGGTTTAGCAGGATTAGCAGGTTTAGCAGGTTTAGCAGGCTTAGCAGGCTTTTTATTTGGTGATAAGGTTCTATTATCATTAATTTCAATATCACAATATGAATATAATTCTGGAACAATCTTGATATCAGGTCTTTTGAGTTTTATTAAATCTAATAATAATACTCTTGCATCATGATGATTAGAACTAAGCCATTTTTGTTTTAATTCACCTCTAGTCTTAATATATATATCATATTCTATATTATTTTTAATTCTATTATTGTCATATAATGATATATATTTATTATATTTCTGGTTTTCAATATCATCATTCTGTTTTTTCTTTTTGAAAAAATCTAATATCATATTTTTTGTAATTTTAGTCATATGATTATCATATGACTTATTATTTTCTACATGATCTAATATAGATAATTCAATATTTCTCAATATATTCATTTAATATATAAAGATAAAAATAATCATAGATTAAGGTAATATAATATCTTCAAACATGCTTTTATAAAATGTTTTTAAACTTTCTGCAGGACTCAATTGCTCTTCATATAAACTTCTTGGCACATATTTCACTACTACTTTGTCTTTAGGGCATATTTCCTTGTTATTATAATAACCTTGTATAATTAATAAACATCCAATAAATAACAAGAATATGGCTATTGCTTTCATATCTTAATAGTACATTACATAAAAATTATTCAACACTATCCTTTGATAGAGTTTTTTTATTAAGATTATGAGCACTCCAAGTATCTACCTCTTCTATACTTTTCTTTATTTCAGACATATTATTAGCATCAACCTCCTTATTTTCATTAATATGAACACTTTTTCTTTCTTCAAACAATACATTCTTATCATCAATATTCTTCTTATATTCCTTCATCAATGTATTTAGCTGTGATTCTGCATATTCTTGGTTTTCAAGTGTATCTGGATTTGGTGACCAAGGACACCAACAGCCAACTTGTGCAATGTAAATATTAAATTTACTGTCAATCTTCTTTAAAAATTCACTACGGTTTTTAGCTTCTTCAATTGTATCAAAGACACCTCTTACTTTAATACCACGCATAGTAGTTATGAAATTATTGTCTTTATGAAACTCTGACTCTATGTCATTATAGTTCATAGATTTAAAGAAATTATATTGTTCATTCAAATCTTTGCAATTAAAAATGTATGAATGATTTAGCTTGATAGTATCAATAAGTTCTTTTGAATCTGGATATTTTGAAGAAATCCCGTCAATTAGTGTTTTGATATCTTTACTAAATTGATCCAGGAATTTGTTAAAATAATATATTTCCTTATTGATCAAAGCATCTTCTGGACTTATAAAAGACAGAAGAACAAAATTTTGCCCACGAATAGGTTTATCTTCATCCAAATAATCAATTTCTTTTGTACTTACAATATTTTTATCAGTCATATTATAATATAAAATAAAATAAATCTTATATACATTTTTTATACGTAAAAAAATCTCATATTATAGTATAAAGAAGGAATAAATGGAATATTCTATTGATGTTTGGGAAGCTATGATTCGTATTGTTAAATATGCTTTTGAAGGATTTATGGTTGCACTTGTAGCTATAATACTTCCTAAGTCTAAACTAGAATGGGGTGAAATATGGTTCTTAGCTTTGACAGCTGCATGTGTATTTGCTATACTTGACCTCTTAGCCCCTTCTGTTTCATCTGGAGCTCGTCAAGGTGTTGGATTAGGAGCTGGTTTCCGTTTAGTTGGTTTCCCTGCTTGAATATAATATATTGATTTTTTTTATAGTGATGGTATTACTTCATAATTTAATTCCTTACAAATTTTCTTCCATATTTGGTCCTGTACATATAATTTCTCCCTACTTTTTAATAATGGGAAATATTTAAGATATTCATTTAATCCTAATATCTGAAAAAATTTATATAAAACATAACTGTACGACAAAAAATTCTTTCTATCTTTTGGACAGTGTTTTAAGAATGGTGCTTGAATATTTCTAAACATATTACATAATTTATCTTCCAGTTCAGGACTAAATTGTGGTGTTGGTATACCATTTATTCTATTAATTATGTAATTTATATGTTCATAATATTTATTGATTCTTAGTCTCTTTAAAATATCCCTCATTTTTGTATATGTTATAGTCTTTGTATCTGTAATTTTTTCCTTTTTAATTTCATTCAAAATTCTTTCAAATATTTCATCTGGAATATCTGTACTTTCCTTACCTTGCACTTGATTACACCATTCTCTAAAATGATTAATTCTCTTGTAACTAAAATGAGATGTATCCTTTGTATTTTGTTTCAATATAGGACGATTTTGCTCAACTAATAATAGTTCCTGATATCCACATACATCACAAATCATAATGGCATCATATTGAAGACAAATCATAGAGCTTTTACATACCTTACATATTTCAATTTCCTCTTGATCTATATTTCTAACATATTGTTTATTTATTATTGACATATATTTATCAACTAATACACTTTTATCAATTATATTATCTTGTTCTGTAATACATTCATCTAGAGCCAGATGATTTGATTGAACTATATTTGGTATATTTTTTGCAATTTCCTTGACTGTATCTTTTGATACAAATGTTTCATTATTATTTGTATTATTTAATGCATCTAATACATTTAAAGAATTTGGTATCTTTTTTCTTTTTTTTAATTCATTTTTGTAATTCTTTACTATATTGATTTTAATATTATTAGATAGTGAATTTGGAATTAAATCATTATTGATGTTTGATTGCTTTTCTACTGTTTCATAATATTTGAATAAAATATCACTAGTATTTTTATAGTATTCTATTTCATCATAACTATCTAGTTCCTGTAATTTATTTTTTAACTCAATAATTTTTTCCTTTAATTCTATATTGGATGACCATAATGAATTATATATATCTGCTGAT